TCGGATTCTATCCCTATGATGTCGAAGTTGATGGGCAAATTTATTCTTATGGTGGTTACTGGGCAATCTTAGAAGATGGGAGGTTTGACTAGTGGCATATTGTGACGTATGCGGAAACTTTGACCACACACATGAGGGGGACGAAAGTTCCCCTGACTTTCAACCCGACCTCTATTACTACTGGGACGCACCCATAGAAGAGATTTACTATTGGCGGGACTCTTTCCCTAAAGTGGATTGTATGTGTGAAATATGTTTCGACATTGCCAACGAAGAGAAAAAAATAATCTGGGCAGACCATTAGGACAATTGAATTACTGTCACACATCGACTTCACAAAACGTTTACCTATCGTTTATAATAGGTACATAAGCAATTCACCCTCTTTCCCTACATGAGACTAATTGAACAGCAAATGAACTCAGCAGTTCGTAACAAACAGAACTTCTCCAAGTCTAACACTATGGTTCGTTACGACAAAGCAGAGAACATGAGTTCCGTTTATTTACATGGTCATCGTATTGCCGACTACTGCCACACTAAAGGCAAAGCATGGATCAGTTCTTGCGGATGGGAGACTAACACCACTAAGTCCAGACTTAATGCGTTTCTTTATGAAGTTGCATACGGTGTGAGCATCTTTCAAAAGAACTGGGAGTGGTTCCTACATGATAACCGCACCACTGCAACAATCGATTTCTATGATCGCATGGTCGTATTCAGCAAACCTCTTACACTCTCAGCAGTGTAAACAATTGTTTCAGATGCTCACACTGCGTGGGCATCTGTTTTATAATAACAGTATAGCAAATTAATTCCCTTTCCCAAATGAATCCAACAGAAAGAATTATCAAACGCATCCTTGAAGTTGAGAACTTTCAGAACATGGCATGCGTATGTGCTGACTTCGCAGAGTTTTGTGAAGAGGTTATGGAGTGGGGTGTAGACCACATTGCACAGGTAGAGTTGTTTGATACCTACCGCAGTTTCAGAGACTACACCTTTAACCCTGAGTTAGACATCAAAAGACTTGATGCGTTCATTGTAGCAGAAAACGGTTACATTCGTTCGTGACTACAGCAGTTCGGGGGGTTGATGCCCCCCTTATATAAAATCGCATGACTCCCCTAGTCTACAAAGTGTTACGAAAGGCAGATATAAATTCCACGTCTTAAAAAAAATTTTCGCATATATAAAAACGACGACTAGGTTTTCATGAAATGAAAAAAAATTTTGACGAAATTTATTCCACTGTAGAGATCGATCCAGTAACTGACAGATATCATATGACAATTCCCGAAGAAATTGTAAATGAATTTGACTGGTATGAGGATCTTGTGTTAAAATGGAATTTAGAAGTCGATGGAATCTATCTCACACTTAAGAAGGATGATTAAAAGCTATCACATTTACCTCAACGATAAATGTCTGTTTAAGAATTTAAATGAAGAAGAGTTTGATCTGATATGGAATAAGTTATATACATCATACTGGAGAGAGGAAATTACATACACAGAAGTGAATGAGATGAGTATGGAAAACTCTACAATATATGAATCTTCTTATTGACAAAAGCTTCTATATAAGTTAGAATTGAATTGATCGCAATCTATTATGGCAAAAGGATTTACAGTAAAAGCAAAGAAACCCGCTGTTCAGAAAAAACCCGAATGGGATTATGAAAGAGCAAAGGAATTAGTAAAAGGTAAGAAAATAGTTTTTTGTTTACCAGGTCGAGGAGTATCATACCAATACTTAAAAAGTTTCGTACAATTATGTTTTGATCTTGTGCAATGTGGTGCAAGTATTCAAATCTCACAAGATTATTCATCAATGGTTAACTTTGCCCGTTGTAAGTGTCTTGGTGCAAACGTTCTTCGAGGACCAAATCAAATTCCATGGGATGGAAAATTGGAATATGATTATCAACTTTGGATTGACTCTGATATTGTTTTTAATTCAGAGAAGTTTTTTCAGTTATTGTTAGATGCAAATCCAGAAGGAGGAAAAGAAAGACATATTGTTGCAGGTTGGTATTGCACCGAAGATGGTAGAACAACCTCGGTGGCACATTGGTTGGAAGAGGACGATTTTCGAACCAATGGTGGTGTGATGAATCACGAAACCATCGAAAGTATGTCAAAACGCAAGAAACCATTCACCGTTGACTATACAGGTTTCGGATGGTTATTGATCAGAAAGGGTGTATTCGAAGACGAAGGATTACCTTATCCTTGGTTTGCTCCAAAGATGCAGGTATTTGAGTCGGGTGAGGTACAGGATATGTGCGGCGAAGATGTCTCGTTTTGTCTCGATGCAAAGGAAGCAGGTTTCGAGATCTGGTGTGATCCACGAATTCGTGTCGGACATGAAAAGACAAGAGTTATATAAAGTTCGTCGAGGACAGAAGATTCTTGGTAAGAATCTTACAGAAGAGGAGTACTTTGATTTAATGGAAGATCTTGCTCAAGAGTTTTATGAGGGCAAACTTCCAAATCCTCTCGATCTTACAACTGAAATACAAAAAGAATATGAAGAATGAGCACATTAATTACGAATTTACCCTCCTATGAGGTATGGGTACGAAAAGAATACTTAACCGATCACAAGAGTGGTCATGGTGAATTTGTAAAGGGAGTCTGGGTATCTGCAAAAAGTATACCTGGTCGTGCCTTTTATTTTGAAACTTATCTACCTGAGTATGCGGCCATGTTCGATAAGTTGCCAATTTCTGCGTTTCTCTCGTCTCCAGAAATACCCGATCCTGATATGACTCTTCATAATCTACAGTTTTGGAACTGTATGGACTATGGTGTAGTTGCCGTTCAGAAGCAGTTTATCGGAAGTATGCACTATGAAGTCTATACAAGAGATTTTGGCAATCAGACGGGCACGTACATATGTACTCTTGACAATTATCACTCAGATGTAGACGCAATTGATTACTCAACCAGTGAACAACCTGCCGAACATAAGTCTCATAACCTTCTTGAATTGGACAATGGGCAGTTTTGTCTCTATCCAAACAACAGAATGAGAATCTATGACAACAGTATCACTCCTGAGACACCTAAGATTCCTGATTTTAAGGTATCAACCGTGTATTATCAGGTGGAGAACGGTCATGATCGTGATGGATTAGGTTCAGAAGAGAATTATTTTTGGAAAACAGCAAAAGAAAGGTCAGTTGATACGAATGTTGGAGCAGGAAATACGGCAACTGGGACTGTAGATGTTAATATTGAACCAGAACTCGGATAATTTTCTTAAAAAAAGGGTATAAATAAATATAAAACTTGGTTCATGGCAATCAGACGGGTATCAAGAGCGTTTAAAGACATAAGTTTATCGTTTAAACCCCATCCAATCACAAAAGATTTACCCATTCTTAAAAATGAGAGGGCAATTAGTCGATCAGTAAGGAATATTGTAGAGACAATACCGACTGAAAAATTTTTTAACCCTGATTTTGGGTCTGATGTATATAAAAGTTTATTTGATTTTGTTGATTTTGGTACAGCAAACATTATACAGAGTCAAATTGAGTCTTCGATTGCAAATTTTGAACTAAGAGTTGATAATGTAAGGGTTGAAGTTGATCCACAACCTGATTTAAATCAGTTTGAAGTCACTGTAATTTATGATATCGTCGGTCAAGAGTTCCCAACTCAAGAATATTCATTTATATTAGAGGCAACAAGGTAAATGCCTTTCTCAAATTTTACAAATCTTGATTTCGATCAGATAAAAACATCAATTAAGGACTATTTAAGAGCAAATTCCAACTTTACGGACTTTGATTTTGATGGTTCGAACTTTTCTGTCTTAATTGACACTCTTGCATACAATACTTATATCACTGCATTCAACTCAAACATGATTGTGAATGAATCTTTTCTTGATTCTGCCACTTTGAGAGAAAATGTAGTGTCGTTAGCAAGCAATATTGGATATACACCACGATCTAGAACGGCAGCAAACGCACAAATATCATTTGATGCCAAAGTAACTGATGATACAAGCACATTAACCTTAGAACCAGGCATAGTTTGTACTGGAGACGTTGATAATGAGACATATACCTTTGCAATCACCGAATCAATAACTGCGAATGTTGTTGATGGAACCGCAAAGTTTGAAAATATTAACGTTTATCAAGGAACTTATCTCGAAAAAGAATTTACATATGATGGATCTCTTGATCAAAGATTTATTTTAGATAATCCCTTCATTGATACATCTAAAATTACAGTTGATGTCAGATTCAGCACTGATAGTGGTGAAGGTATACAATATTCATTAGTAAATGATATTATTACTGTTGATTCAGACTCAAAAATATTTTTAATAAAAGAAATTCAGGACGAAAAGTATGAATTAAAATTCGGAGACGGATTTTTTGGTAAAAAATTAGGAGAAGAAGCAGGTTCAGATGGTAATCTTATTCGAGTCAGGTATCTTACAACAGATGGAGAGGATGGTAACGGTGCTCAAAGATTTACTTTCTCTGGGACATTAACAAAATCAAATAATACTCTAGCCAACGCCTCTGTCACATCAGTTACAACCAATGCAAAGTCACAAAATGGTGGAAATATCGAATCTGTAGATTCTATCAAGTATTTTTCACCTCTTTTATACTCATCACAGAATAGAGCTGTTACATCGAGAGATTATGAGGCAATAATTAAGAAAATTTACCCAAATACTGAGTCAGTTTCGGTAATTGGTGGTGAAGAACTCGATCCTCCAGAATTTGGAACAGTTGCGATTAGTATTAAACCCAAAAATGGTGATTTAGTATCTGATTTTACAAAAAATCAAATTTTATCTAAATTAAAACAATATTCAATATCAGGTATTAATCAAAAAATCATAGATTTAAAGTTATTATATGTTGAACTTGACTCAAATGTTTATTATAATGATTCTCGTGTCTCAACCGCAGATTCATTAAAAACCGAAGTCGTAAATTCACTAACAACTTACTCAAAATCAATAAATTTAAATAAATTTGGTGGAAGATTAAAATATAGTAAATTACTTAAAGTTATAGATGATACAAATAATGCAATTACTTCAAATATTACAAAAATTAGAATTCGAAGGAATTTGCAAATATCTGCAAACCAATTTGCACAGTATGAGCTTTGTTTCGGAAATAAATTTTATGTTGACCCAAACGGATATAATATCAAATCGACAGGATTCACTATTTCTGGATATTCGGGGACACTATACTTATCTGATGTTCCAAATTCGGATTTAAAAACGGGGATTATAAGAATTATTAAAATATTAGATGATAATTCAATTCGAATTATAAATTCATCAGCAGGTTCAATTGATTATGAAAAAGGAGAAGTGAATTTATCAACTATCAATTTCTTATCAACAACAAAACCAAATAACATAGTTGAAATACAAGCTTTTCCAAGATCAAATGATGTAGTTGGTCTAAAAGATTTATATATTTCATTAGACGTGTCAAATAGTACAATAAATATGGTTAGGGATGTTATTTCATCGGGAGATGAGATTTCTGGAGTACAGTTTACTAGGAATTTTTATTCATCAAGTTATCCAAATGGAAGAATAATTAGAACATGATCGAAACAGGTATTATAAGTAAAGTTAAGATACAGGACGTATTATCAAATCAACTTCCTAATTTTATTCGGGATGAGAGTCCTGATACGATTGATTTTTTAAAACAATATTATATTTCACAGGAATATCAAGGTGGTCCAAGTGATATCTCTGATAATTTAGATCAATATTTAAATGTTGATAATTTAACACCTGAAGTCATAGTTGATACCTCTACTACAGTTGGTATTACTACCATTGGTGCTGAAATAGTTAAAGTTACTAGCACAAAAGGATTTCCAAATCAATATGGTTTATTAAAGATTGATAATGAAATAATTACCTACACTGGATCAACTCCAACAAGTTTCACTGGTTGTAAACGTGGATTTAGTGGTATTACTAGTTATCATTCAGATGTAAATAAAGAAGACCTAGTATTCAGTTCTTCATCCGCAGCAGAGCATGAAGATTCATCTACGGTTCAAAATTTAAGTTCTTTATTTTTAAAGGAATTTTATAAAAAATTTAAAACTACTTTTTTACCTGGTTTAGAGCAGGTTGATTTTCAATCAAACTTAGATGTTGGCACATTTATAGGTAAAGCAAGATCATTATATCAAACAAAAGGAACAGAAGAATCATTTAGAATTTTATTTAATGTTCTGTATGGAATTAATCCAAAATTAATTAATTTAGAAGAAAGATTAGTAAAACCATCATTCGCAAATTATGTTAGGAGAAGAGTTTGTGTTGCAGAAATATTAGAAGGAAATCCAATAAAACTCAAAGGACAAAGTATATTAAAAGGATTAACAGGACAAACATTATTCAGAAGTGATCTTGACTTAGATATAAATGCGTCAATATCAGACATTGAACCCTTTGAAAGAAGTGGTTCTGGTCTAACTGGAATTACAACTTATTATAAAATTGGATTATTTGTTGGTTATGATGAAACTTCAGATATTGAGGGTGATTTTGTAATCGTACCAAACACAAAATCTATAGAGGCAGTATCAGTAGGATCAAGTGTAATTTCAGTTGATTCTACAATTGGATTTGGTGTGACAGGAATTATAATATCTGGTTCAAATACGATTAGTTACACTGATAAAACTGTTAATCAATTTCTAGGTTGCACTGCAACTAGTACAGGTTCATTTAACAGTCCAATTGAACCAACTGCTAATATAAGATCAAACATTACATATTTTGGTTTCGAAGATGGTGATTTGAATAAGAAGGTTGTTTTAAGACTCACTGGAGTGCTGTCAGAATTTGAGCAGGAGGGTGATTTAGATGTTGAGGAGGGAGAAATTATTTCAATAAAATCTATCGGTGATAAAGTTGAAAATCCTAAACAGAACAGTTCTTACAAAGAAATATTCTGCAATTCATGGATTTACAATACAAGTTCTTCTTATTTTAGTAATTTTTCAGGTTTTTCAGATTCTGAGGATGGTCAATTCAATTTACTAAGTAAAACTGATCCATCAAGTTTAAAGGTAGGTGATTTTGTAGAGATAGTTGAAAGAGATAGTAATAAAATTATCAATACTGGTAATACATCTGTAAAAACTATTAATGATAATAACAATATTACACTAGAGGGTGGAACTTTTAGTGATATAGACATAAAAACAGATTATAAAATAAGAAAAAAATTAAACAAGGCAAGTAGTTCTGGTGCACCAATTGAATTTGGTAATGATGTAATTATTTCAGATGTTCAAAATGTTTATGTGGAATCGGAAAATGCATATGTCTCATCTAACTCTTTACCATCTTTTGTTAATAATAATTTTGCAGAATTTTCAAAACAAATTAATATTAATGTAAATCAAATATCTTTAGACTTGAGTGATACTGATAATACTCTGTCTGGAGATACTGGTGATCAAACTGACTTTTCAACCATAAATTTTAAAGTTAATCATAATTTTGACACTGGTGATAAAGTATTTTACACTTACACAAATGGTGATTCTCTTGTTGGTCTAGATACTGGAATTTATTTCATTGATAAAATTGGAGATAAGAGTATTAGACTGTTTGGATCTCCCTCTGGTATTGCTGATGGAAAGAATATAACTTTTTCAAAAAGTGACAATGATGGAATTCATAATTTTGTTTTATTTTCTCATAAATCTGGTGAAATAGGAGCACAAAAATTAATTAAGAAATTTCCTTTAAGTCAAAACTTAAATATTGGAAACAACGATTCAACTCCAACAGGGCAAATTGGAATGTTGAAAAATGGTGTTGAGATATCTAATTACAAATCAGAAGATAAGATGTTTTTCGGTCCTTTGACTGAAGTGAATGTTTTAAATGGAGGAGAAAATTTTGATGTTATTAATCCTCCAATAATATCCGTTTCTTCTGGAATTGGAATCACCGCTTTAGTTCAACCAGTTGTTAGTGGAAAAGTTGAGGATGTATTTATTGACACGCAATCTTTCGATGTTGACAAGGTTATTTCAATTGGTGTAACTGGAGGAAATGGATCTGGATGTATACTCGAATCAGTTATTGGAATTAGATTTAGGGAAGAACTTTTTAACGCACAACCAACTACATCTGGTGGTGGAATATCAACTATTGTAACTGGAAATCCAGTATCTAGAATTACATTCGATAGAGATCACAATTTCATAAATTCCGAACCAATAATTTATGATTCAAATTCGAATCCAGAGGTGATTGTTGGAATTGGAACTAGCACTTTAATTAATCAGTCAATATACTATCCTGAAATTGTGAATAGTAGATCAATAAAGTTATACGAATCTCTTTCAGATTTATCATCGGGAATAGGAACAGTAAAATTTTATGGTGGTTCTTCAGGAAAGCATATATTCAAAGTTGGTCTTCGAAATACATTATTAGGTGTAAATGTAATTGATGGTGGTAAAAATTATACAAATAGGAATTTATTTGTTAAACCTTCAGGTATATCTACATCAGATAATAAAATAAATTTTGTAAATCATGGATTTACAAATGGAGATCTTGTCAATTACTCAACGTTAGCAGGACTTGGATCTGATAAACCACAGACGATAAGTGGATTAAGTACATCACTAAGTTATTATATTTTAAAAGATGATGATAATTCATTCAGATTAGCAAATGCAGGTATTGGTGGAACAATTACAACTAATTTTGAAAGAAATAAAAATGTATCTCTAGAATCTACTGGAACAGGATTCCAATCTTTTTCTTATCCAGAAATTAAAATTATAGCTAATTTTACCTCTGTTGGTATTGGAACATCACCAGTAGTTAGAGAAATTACTGCAACACCAAAAGTAAGAGGAACTATACAACAAACTTATCTTTATGAAACTGGAACAGGTTATGGGTCAACAATTATTAACAACCATAAAAAACCAATCATAACTTTAAAAAATGGTAAAGACGCATCGATAAAACCTATTATTATAAATGGAAAAATTGATTCTGTAATAATTAACTATGTTGGTCAAGAATATTTTTCCTCTCCAGACCTAGATGTCATAGATCCTACAGGTCTAGGAGCTGGTGCTAAACTAAAACCAATCATAGCAGATGGTAAGATCTCTGATGTGCAAATAATAAATGCAGGTATTGGATACTCAACGAGCACATCTATTAATGTTAAATCGGCAGGACAAAATGCATTTTTTGATTCGAGTGTAAGAGCACTAACATTAAACAAACATGATGGGAATACTAATGAATTACTTGAGGAATCTATGAACAAGTTAAAATATTCTTTTACAGGATATTCGACTTCATTATTAGGTAATTCTGGTTTGATAGGATGGGCTTATGATGGAAATCCAATATATGGACCTTTTGGTAGTAAAGATCCTCAACAATTATCTCCTTTAGATACAAAACTAAAATCAGGATATAGTAGCAATGATACTAATATAGTAGATCGACCACCTAATTTTAGTATTGGACATTTTATCGAAGATTTTAAATATGATAATAGTAATGGTGATTTAGATGAGCATAATGGTAGATTTGAAGTAACAGCAGAGTTTCCAAATGGAGTTTATGCTTATCATGCAACAATAGATAATCAAAATAAACCAGAATTTCCATATTTTGTAGGAAATACATTTAGATCAAAACCAATATCTTTTAACTTTGAAAATAATTCACAAACTAATTTTGATTTTGTCTCAAATAATTTAATTCGAAATACATTTCCATATAAAGTTGCAGACGATTTTGCAGAGAATGATTTTATAGTTGAAACAAATGAAATACAAGACCAAAAAATTGAAATCAATTCTATTTCCTCTGGTTCAATTACAGGATTTGATATTTTATCTGGAGGATCTGATTATAAAGTTGATGAATTTTTAAAATTTGATAATCAAAATACTGAAGGGGATGGATTATTATCGTTTATATCTAAAATCTCAGGAAAAGAAATTCAATCAATTGATACTACCATAGAAAAAAATGATAACTCAATTATTACTTGGTCGGAAAATCAAATTAATATTTTTACTAATTTAAATCATAACTTAAAAAATAATAATCTAGTTAAAATATCAGGATTATCAACAGATATTTCAATATTAAATGATTTATTTAAAATTGGTGTTTCAACATTTACGACAACCACTATATCAACAATAACAGCATCACCATCTGCTGGATTCACCACTGAAATATTTGTATCAGAAATACCATCCTCAGTAGCAGTTGGTAGTAGTATTGGAATCGGTACTGAAACATTAAAGATATTAAACATCTATAGGGACTTAAACATTCTAACAATTCAAAGAGATTTTGATTCTTCTTTTGAAACTATTCATCCAAAGGGATCGAAAGTAGAATATTTAACAAATAAATTTACAATTAACAAATCAATCCCCTATTTTGATTCTAAAGTAAATCAAAAGGTATTTTTTAATCCAGCACAATCAATTGGAGTGGGTGGCACTGAAGGACTAGCAACCGAGGTTTCATTTTCTTTTGCAGGACAAGACATTAAGAGAAATATTCCAGCAAAACAAATTTTCATTGAGAATCATCCCTTCAAGACTAACCAAAAAATAAAGTTTACAAGACCCGATTCCACTCAAATTTCAATATCAACTGAGAGTGGATCATCACAATTTAATTTACCATCGGCACCCGAATTTCTTTATGTTGTGAGGAAAACTCCAAATACGATTGGAATTAAAACTGGAATTGGAAATAATTTTAATGAAGTTTATTTTAGAAATATTAATAGTGCTGATAGTGATTTATATCAATTTGAAACAGTTTTTGATCAAGTGATCGGAGATATTGAAAGTATAAAAACTACTGTAACAACAACAGAGTCTCATGAGTTGCAAAATAATGATCAAATATCACTTAACTTAAAATCTGATTTATCTGTAGGAATTGGAACATCTATTCATATAAATGTTTCTAGAGATTCTTCTACGGGCAATGTACTGTTCAATTCAATAGGATTTAATTCTACTGGAATTAATACTTCATCGGATACAATAACAATTCAAGATCATGGTCTTAAAACGGGAGATAAAATTAAATATGAATCTAATCTTATACCTGAAGGATTAGAAAATAAAAATTATTTTATATACAAGGTTGATGATAATAATGTTAAATTGTGTGAAACTATTGTAGATGTAAAAAAAGATATACCAAGAATTACTGGAATTGGATCAACAGGTGGAAGCACTCAATCAATATCATTAATTAATCCTAAAATTAAATCAGTTAAAAATAATAATTTAGTCTTCAATCTCTCAGATCCCTCATTAACTGGATATGAGTTTAAAATTTATTATGATCAAGAATATAAAAATGATTTTATATCATCAGGAGAAAGTTCGATATTCAGCATTTCTACATCAGGATCGAATGGATCAGTTGGAGCAGCTTTAACAATTGGATACGGAAGTAGTATGCCAGATTTGTTATATTACAATTTGGAAAAAGCAGGAACAATTAGTACAACCGATAAAGAAGTTAAAGATTATTCTAAAATATCCTTTATTGATAGTGTTTATAATGGATCTTATAATATTTCTGATGTAACTAGTAATTCTTTTGTTGTATTTTTAAATAATATTCCAGAAAAATTATCTTACAATCCTGTCGAATGTGATGTATTAACATATGATACGAATTCAAAAACGGCAAAAGGATCAATCAATAGCATCAAAATACTCTCTGGTGGATCTAATTATAAAAAACTTCCTAATTTTGTGGGAGTTGGGAAAAATTCTCTAGGCAAAGATGCAGTTATCATACCAACTTCAAGTTCAATTGGAAATGTTAATAAAGTTAGAATTATAAATGAGGGATTCGAATACTCTTCTGATCAAACTCTTAAACCAGAAAGTCTTATTGCTGCGAGTGTGAATGTCATTAATACTGAAACCCTTGGCATTGTGAGTGTTACTAATGGTGGAGCAAATTATATTGAGGCACCTGATATGATAATAGTTAATACTGACACAGGTGAAGAAATAAAAAGTGGATTTTTGGAACCTGTAATGTTAGAAAATAGCATTTTATCTGTGAATATTACTGAACAACCAATTGGTTTACCTGAGAAAACAGTAACTTTAAGAACAATTAACAACACTAATGGAATTGTAATTACAGAAGTAGTGTCTAATGGATCAGGAATTTTTACTTGTAAAATAGCCACTCCTAATCCTGTGTTTCCTATAGATCCATTTTCTGTTGGGGATAAGGTGTTTATCGAGGGTATTGAAAAAGTTGGAACTGCTGGATCTGGTTTTAACTCATCTGATTATGGATTTAAGTTGTTAACAGTTTCTGATTATGATAATGGTGTCACACCAGTAGAAGTTACATTAGATGTTTCTACATTAACATCAAATACAGGTATAGCTGTAACAGCAGTTAAAACTTTTTCAAATATTATTAATGAGTCTGATTATCCATCTTTCTCAATAACTCAAAATCAATCTTTATTTACTATTGGAGAAAAATTAATAAAAAATAATATTCCGAGTAATTTAACTGTTAGTCGTGTAGATACTGGAAGACTGAAAATTTTTGGGAAAGAGGAATTAAAAGTTGGTGATATATTACTTGGTCAAAATTCTGGAAGTCAGTGTGAAATATCTAAAATAGTTGAGAATCGAGGAAAATTTAAAACTGATTTTTCAATACTCAAAAATTTAAATTGGAGTGATAACATTGGTAAATTAGATGAAGATTTTCAGGTTGTTGCTGATAACGATTATTATCAAAACATGTCATATTCCATTCAAAGTTTAATTGAGTGGAGAACTTTAAGAAAACAAGTAAATAATCTTCTTCATATCAGTGGTATGAAAAATTTTGCAGACACTGAAATAGTGTCAACCTCACCTGTAGGAGTGGGTTCAACATCTAATGTAAACGTAGTTGTAGACTTAATTTCTGAAAAAAGAGTGGATGAGATAAAAGATATTGATCTTGTGAGAGATGCTGATGTTGTAGATAATAGTTCTAGATTTATACAGTTTAAAAATATAAGATTATCCGATTTTATTAGTTGTGATACAAACGATGTATTAACAATTGATAGTATTAAGAGTCAGTTTTCAAATTTTCAAGGAACTCCTAATGAATTTCTGAATATATTTGATTTTTCCAATCTAACTTCAAATGAATTATTTAATGAATTTTTAATAGTTGTAAAAAATCCATCAACCACAAACTTTGATAAAATACAATTATTAAATTTACTTGTATTAAGTAATGGATCTAAAAATATTTTAGTTGAAAAATCCGATTTAATTAATTCAGGGATTGGATTTACAAATTCTGAGAGTAATAATTTTGTTGACTTTAAATTAGTTGATAATAATTTAAGATTTACACCAAATGTAGATTTAGATGTAACTAATGAAAGAGATTATGATTTAAAAATATTTTCATCTACATTCAATACAAACTCAGTTGGAGTTGGAACAAGTTCTATCGGACCAATAGATTTAAGTTCTCGTATTCAAACATGTACGGCGGGTATAACCACCAATATCATCACTGTGCCCAAAGATAAATTTGAATCTTTATATGCTACATTGCATATAATTGATGATAGCACCAAGGAGATGAATTTAGTTGAAAGTTTTATATCTCATTCAAATACAGATACTTTTCTTTCAGAAGCATATTTTAACACTGATAATAATGATTTATCTCTTAATAAATTAGGTATTATTACATCTAGTATATCGGGTAATAATTTAATATTAAGTCTTGAAAATAATGAATCAAATACATTAAAAATAAAATCTAGAATTATAGGTATAGGAACAACTGGAGTCTCTGATGGATCTTATAGATTTAAAACATCAGGTCAATTAGATG